TTACGACTATGCAGAAAAGAATAAAGATAATATTGATGAGTTCTTTCTTACTGCAAGAGATAATCAGCATCATGGATGGGGATATCATGATATTTGGGCTGATATAATGTTTAAAGAATACTTAGTTGGAGGAGGGCGATATGTCCGATAATCAGTTAGTCGAGCACCTAGATGAGGTTAATCGTGTTGTTGAGGAATACCTTAAAGGAAACGATCCAACAGTAATCTCAAAGCAATTAGCAATTCCACGCACAAGAGTTGTTCAACTTATTAATGAGTGGAAGGTGATGGCTTCTGCTAACGAAGCAATTCGTGCACGAGCAAAAGAAGCACTTGCTGCAGCAGACACACACTATAGCAAATTAATCTCAAGGTCCTACGAAGTTATCGATGAAGCATCTATGACTAACAACCTAGGAGCAAAGACTGCTGCAATTAAACTTGTTATGGACATTGAGTCTAAGCGTATTGATATGCTGCAGAAGGCTGGTCTATTAGAAAACAAAGAACTTGCAGAAGAGATGGTAGAGATTGAAAATAGACAGATGGTACTTATGTCAATATTAAAAGATATTGCCTCAGAGCATCCAGAGATTAGGGATCAGATTATGAGAAGGCTATCTGATATTGCCAAAAGAGATGAAGTCATAACGGTAGTTCACGATGGCTGATTTTAATGATTTTTTAGAAGCACTTAAGGATAGTCACTTTGAGGAAAAGCCTGTAGACGCAAAGACTTTTGTTGAAGACGAAAAGTTCTTAGGCCAGCCAGGACTGTCTGATATCCAGTACGATATCGTAGAAGCAATGAGTCAAATTTATAAAAAAGAAGACCTGCTAGATTTACTGGGAGAAGTTGAAGGAACAAGGTACTATGAAAAATATACAAAAAACGAGATCATACTTCAACTAGGTAAGGGTAGTGGAAAAGACTTTACATCTACTGTTGCTTGCTGCTATATTGTGTATAAACTATTATGTTTAAAAGATCCTGCTAAGTACTTTGGTAAGCCCTCTGGAGATGCTATCGACCTAATCAATGTTGCTATTAACGCACAACAGGCAAAGAATGTTTTCTTTAAAGGCTTTAAGAGCAAGGTTGAAAGATCACCTTGGTTTGCTGGTAAGTTTTATGCTAAGGCAGACTCAGTAGAGTTTAACAAATCAATAACTGTTTATTCTGGTCACTCTGAAAGAGAATCTCATGAGGGACTAAACCTTTTGCTTGCAGTGCTCGATGAGATTTCTGGCTTTGCATCTGAAGTTAATACAGGTAATGAGCAGGGAAAGACTGCTGACAATATCTACAAAGCCTTCCGTGGATCAGTAGACTCCCGTTTCCCAGATCTTGGAAAGGTTGTTTTACTTTCTTTCCCTAGATACCCAGGAGACTTTATTTCAGAAAAGTATGATGCTGTTGTTGCAGAAAAAGAAGTTGTTGAAAGATCTCACACATTTATCATTAATCCATTATTACCAGAAGATGATCCATCAAATAAATTTGATATCACATGGGATGAGGATCAGATTACATCGTACAAGTATCCAGGAGTATTTGCACTAAAGAGACCAACATGGGAAGTAAATCCAACAAGAAAGATTGATGATTTTAAGATTGCTTTTATGACTGACCTAGGAGATGCAATGATGCGTTTTGCATGTGTTCCAACCTTTGCGTCTGATGCTTTTTTTAAGCAGGCAGACAAAGTTGCAGCGTGCATGACACTAAGAAATCCAATTGATAACTTTAGAAGATTCGATGAATCATTTGTGCCAGATCCAAATAAGGTTTACTATGTCCACGCTGACCTTGCACAGAAGCACGATAAGTGTGCAGTAGCAATTGCTCATGTAGATAAGTGGGTAAATATTCAGGTAATCAATAACTATGAACAGGTAGCACCAATAGTTGTAGTTGATGCCGTAGCATGGTGGGAGCCAAAAGTAGAAGGGCCAGTAAACTTATCTGAAGTAAAGCAGTGGATTCAAAACCTTCGTAGACTTGGGTTTAATATTGGAATGGTTTCGTTTGACCGTTGGCAATCGTTTGATATTCAAAATGAACTAAAGCAGGTAGGAATGAGAACTGATACTGTTTCTGTTGCCAAGAAGCACTATGAGGATATGGCAATGCTTGTATACGAGGAAAGGCTAGCAATGCCATCAATTGATCTACTCTTTGATGAACTGACGCAGTTGAAAATTATGAAAAATGATAGAGTTGACCACCCCAGAAAAAAGTCAAAGGACTTGGCTGATGCTGTGTGTGGTGCTATTTTTGGTGCTATTTCTCACACGCCCAAAAATAATAACACTGAGGTTGAGATTCACACATTTAGGGATAGACCAAAGGGTGAACTTGACATTGGGAAAGACAATGTGATACAATTTAAACCTATGCCAAACGATGTAAAAGATTATTTGGATAGATTAAATCTACTATAAAGAAAAGGAATAAATTAAATGAACTCATTTAAGAAAATCGCACTAGCCATGGTTGCAGCCATGACTTTGGGCACAATCGTAGCATCACCTGCAAGTGCTGCTGTAATGTCAGTCGCTGTATCATTGGACTCTGTAGCAAATACTACAGCATCTTCAATTTCAACACCTGCATCATTACCAGTCCCTGCAGACAACTCAGTTGACGCTGCTGACGCACTTAGGTTCGTCGCAACTGTTGACACAGGAACAAATGTTTCTGTAGTAGCAACTAACGCAACAATCGTGTCTGCACTACACACATCTGCTGCACCAGTAGGAGCATCATCAGGTTCTTCAACCTTGACAATTGCAACTGGTACAGGAACAACTGCAACATTCTGGGTATACACAAAGACCACAGCAATTGGAACAGTAACAGTTACCAATCAAGGAACCACATTTACATACTATGTACAGGGAACTGCTGGTAAGATCAATAACCTTACACTATCAGCACCTGCATCAGGCGCTGCTGGAACAAAGCAGGACATCACTGTAACAGCAACAGACGCATTTGGAAACAAGGTTTCTGGTAAGTCAATTACAGCGACAGTCTTTGCTGCAACAGCAGTACTAGACACAGCAACAGCAACAACTGGTGCTACTCTTTCAGACTTTGGAGTTGCTACATTTAAGGCAACACTTCCAACAACTGGAACACGCTCACTTATTACATTTGCTCCAACAACATCAACAGATGCAGTTGCAGCAGCAGTAGTTGGTTTGACTGCTCCAACACTTGCACCATTTGCAGAAATCACAGTTCGTGATCTAGCAACAGAACTTTCTGCACAAATTGCAGCAAAGGATGCAGCACTTGCTGCAAAGGCTGCTTCGGATGCAGCACTAGTTAAGGCAACTGCAGAGCACACTGCTCTAATTGCTGCTGAGAAGGCTGCTTCTGCTAAGGCTCTTGCCGATGCAAAGGCTGCTTCTGACAAGGTTGTCCTTGATAAGGATGCAACTATCGCTAAGTTAACAGCAGATAATGCTGCTGCACTTAAGTCAATGAAGGACGCTTTCAATGCACTTGCAAAGAAGTGGAATGCTAAGAATCCAAAGGCTAAGGTTACTCTAGTTAAGTAATTAGTCCAACATTAAAGGGGTTACCAATTACGGTAGCCCCTTTTTTGTGCAATAAAATGGTATAATCATCCTATCAGACATCAGTCTGCAAGGGGGAAAGGCAATCAAAAAACTAATACGAATAGCAGCAGCCACAATATTAGCATTTGGCTGGCTTCTTATGTCCCCAGAAGGTGCCCACTCTGACGACCCATTAACAGTCGCAGCCAAGCAGATTGAAAACCTAAATAGCGCAGTAGACAAATTAGACTATAAAGATGGTCTAATTAATATGATTGACATAGCAGAAAATAAGTTCATGTATGCTAAAAATCTGCGGGATGTCAGAAATACAGCAATTGCAGACTATGAAGATGCAGTAGATGCAGAAGCCTTGGCCTTAGAAGATATGGATCTTGCCCAGTCAAATGTAGATGGACAAACAGTCACAGTAGCAACTGCCCTAAGCAATAAAAACAATGCCTATGATGCTCTTGGGGTAGCCAACATTAATCTACAAACAGCCCAGCAAGCATTAAATAATGCTGGTGGTGCTGGTTTATCATACAATGTTTATAGTTTAATCAGGGTTGATGGCCTTGCAGCCACAGATCAATTCTTATGTAGTGGAACACTAAATGGAAACTACATGACTCGTCCAGTTTGTGGTAATAGATATGAAAACTTTATAGTTAAATTTACTGGACAGATAACAGTACCATCATGGTTCACATCAACAAAATTTGCAGGATATACAGATGATGGCTTTAGGATGTATATTGACGGAGCATTAGTTATTAATAACTGGATAGAGCAAGGAACAACATGGAGCCCATACTCTCCAATATATAATGTAACTACAGATAAAACATTTGATGTAGAAATTTGGTGGTACAACGGCGGAGGAGTAGGTTCCTATCATCTTGGCTGGGCTATCCCTGGAGGATGGACTGGTGCAGGTTGTGACTATGCTGGTAACCCAAGGGTATGGGGACAAGACTTTAGTTGTAATCTTAATACATTTTCTTCTGGATCTGGAGCAACCCAAGAACAAACAAACGCCTACAACAACGCACTTGCTGCAAAGAACTCAGCACAAGATGTATACAATGATAAACTAAATATTTATAACCAAGCAGTTGCAACACTAAATTCATATAATCAAGAGTTAACTAATAAAACATCTGAGTATGAAAATGCTGTTAACGATACAGAAGATGCTTTATCTGAAAAGAACAATGCTATATCTAATTTTAATAATGCAATCCTTGATGTTAACAGCGCAATTGATGACGCATGGCGTTACTATGATGAGCAGTCACAAAGAGAAATTCAAAGAGCAATTGCTCAAGCAGCAGCCAATGCTGCAGCAAACCAGCCTAAGCCAGAGCCATCTCCAAAGCCAACTATTGAACCAGAAAAGCCTAAGCCTTCACCACCACCAACAGAGAAGCCAGAACCAAAGCCAACTAACAATACTGCCACAGAAGAGCCAGGACCAAAGCCTACACAGCCAGGACCAAAGCCAGAGCCTACTGATAAGCCAAAGCCAGAAGAGCCTAAGCCTACACCTGCCCCAAGCCCTGAACCAAAGCCAGAGCCTACTCCAGAGCCTCCTGTTGGGCCTTCTCCAGAGCCTAAACCACTTCCAAGACCAGACTTTAAACCAGCAGAAAATATTGATCCAGTTATAAAGGATGCAGAGTTAGCAGCACTTATCCCACAAAAGGGTACAGGAAATTCAGAAGATCTTTCTGGAGTTATAGCAAACCTTACAAGTAAGGATAATAAATTAGTTAAACTTTCTGTTGAGCAAACAGCAGCAGTTAGCCAAACACTTAAGTCTTTAACACAAGAGGCAAAGGCTGAAGTAGCAGCAAACCTGGGTATTGCACCAGCAGAAGTTGCAAAGGTGGCGGAGGCAATGAAGTCAAACCCTGCAGTAGCAGCAGCATTTGTTGAGTTCGCAGAAAGAGCAGGGGATGCAGGAGATACCCCAATGCCATTTACATTAGCAGATGCAACAACAGAAGTACAAACAGAAGCATTCTTGGCAGACCCACTTGCAGCAGTATTTGAAGTGGATGTTACAGAACTACTATCCAATTTCTCTGAGTTGGGTATGGATATGACAGATGATCAGAGAGAAAAAGCGCAGGAAGTAATTGTCCCAGTGGTCATTGCATCACAAATTGCAGGGGCAGTCATAAGGAGGAACAAATGAAGATAATAAATAAAGCCATCAACCTGGTAGGCAAAATGCTCAAGGGATTAATCAAATGGTTTAAAGACGCAGGAATGGAATTAATTGCACAGGCATTCACCCTCCTTGGCTTCTTTATCGCATGGCTAACTTTGACGGGATCAGCAAGAGACATTGTTGGTATTGCAGTATTAATAACAACAGTAATCTGGCTAGTTACAATCCCGCTAAGAAAAGAGGATAAATAATGAAAGATAAATTAATGTGGGTAATTACCCTAGGTATATTAGGTTTCATTGGTCTTGTAGTTATTGGAGAATATGCTTCAATGCTTCTCCAGCAATCAACATCAGGTGAAAAATATGGAACAAACGAAGATGCAATCGCATTAGTACAAAATGCATTAGTAGGACTAATAGGAATTATTGGTGGATACTTTGCAGGAAAAGGAGATAAATAATGGCAACTAAAAAAATAGTAGAACCCCCAAAGCAGGAGCACCCACAGAAAGCAATAACAAATATCTTAA